ATCTACGTTTACATCAATAGCTGTTAACTTGCATCCATCGTATTTTTGATTACGTTGTCCTATGCTTGCTAATGGCCCTACTTGATAATCCTGTACAGCTGTTTTATGGTACGGTACAACTTTTAAGTTATCTATTGACATAGTTGCATTTCCCATAGCTAAGCTTTGGCTAGATTGTACTTGTATGTATAGGCTGGGTCCGTCTGCTCTTGTGGTGAAGAAGTAGTCTGTTGTTGTTGTTGTTAGCGTTATGCTTCGATTAAATGCCGATCCACTTCCTCCAAAGGCTATTTGCAGAGTTGGCGTTCCGGAAGCAGCCCCTCCAGATCCCGTGTTGTATCTTGTGTTAAAAGACACCTCGTATAGCGTATTTGGAAAGCTTTGCGTTATGAATGTTGGTACAGTAAGGGATGCTGTTGGTACAGACGCTGATGGCATGTTTACTGCTAATCTTGATCCTGATTGATACCAGAACGCGGTTGCTAAACTAGTTTCAAACCTAAATCCAAATCTCCCCAGTGCTGTGCCAAAATAACTCCCTGTGTATACTGTGTTTGTTAGATCCTTGTCAAAGGATCCAGTTCCGTTAAAAAAGTCGTATACGTTATATGGAACTTCCATTGGACTAAACACTTCTGATGGTCTTGATTTAGTCGCATCTAATGCAAGTGGATCTGAGTAGTCGTCTCCTACGCTGTTAAGATATGCAAATCCACCTGCATTTGTTGTTATTCCTGAATAAGGTATGCTTCCAGTTCTGTACCAGGATGGGAAGATGTATTGACTACCTTGAATTTTATCCCTGCCATATGATGTTATATTAAGCTCAACAGTATCTTCCAATGCAAATCTACTAAAAAGTACATCCTCATAACTAGCTGTTGAGTTTAATCTTGCTAATCTTCTTCCTTGTGCTGGTACTTGTAGTCTATTGTATTCGTTTTGGTTTGCGGATATACCTACTAAGTTTGTGCCAACTGATCCCTCTGGTATTTCAATGTCCTCTCCTATAATGATTAGCTCGGAAGCTTCAATTGACCCAGTCAAGTTTGATAAATCTCCTGTTGGCTCTGCAGTAGAAGGCATATCAATTAGAGTTTCAAGATATTCGTCTTCTGCAACTGGTCTGCTTACAGTTTTAACTTTGCTTCTGTCTAATAAATGTGGCTCTATCACTAATCCTGTTTGAAGGTTAGCGCGATAAGGAACCATTTGCTTTATTATAGAAAAGAGAGAACCGTTAAAGTGTTGTAGAAGTCTTACATAGTTTTGTGTTTTGTGAGGTACTACGTTTTTCTTTAAATACTCGTTACGTATGTTGGCTAGATCTTCATATGCATTCGAATAGACTTCGTTGTAGTCTCCTATATAGTCATCCAAGCTTAGGCCAGCAAACTGCTCTGCTATGTCTTTGTTTATCTCATCTACTGGTGATAGATATATTCCCAATCTTGGGCTGTCTATTGGTTGGTCATCTTGTAGCGATAGCTGTGTTTTTTTATTGCGATAGAGTTCTCGGCTAGTGTTTATTGTTTGCTCTAACCTTACTTTGTTGCTAATTGACCTGTTACCACTAATATCTGGCCATGGCATAAAGTTGGTTTCTACAATAGGATACCAATAAGAAGACGTGTTGGCTGTGTAATTAAAAAAGCTACCACTACGTGTTGCGTAGTTATAGTTAGGTTGTGATCCGCTTAAACTACTCGTCGCATTTAGGTTTATTTTTTTGTTGTCTGCTCCAAGTGGTAATCTAAACACAAGGTCGGCAAAACTACTAGTTGCTCCTGTCCATGATGGGTCTTCATAGTTAGCCCCTACAATGGTTGTTGGCGATATGATATGAGCATAAAATGCACTTTGTTGTAAGTTCAATCCACCACTTACACACAAAAGCGTAGGTGTTGGTGGTGATGCAAACACAGTAGATTGGCTTATATTAGCGTTTCCCCAGAACCTTACCTCTTGCAAGCTTCCACTAAAACTAGCTGTTATAGCTCCACTTAGTACAGATCCTGTGCCAAATTGTAATACTGTTGTGTTTGTTAGCCAATTTGATGGATCAGTTACGTCAGTTGACTGCAACACTATGCTGGCGCTGGCTATTATAGGTGTTTCTGAGTAGTTTGCTTTTTGTCCTATGAATAGTCCATATGACGAGGTTGCTTGGTTTGTGTTGTTTGTATAGCCACTACGATCAACTAAAACGTTAACCCAATTTCCATCAAACAACTTGGTGTTGACGGTGCTACTAGATAAATAAGCTCTAGAAGATGATGTACTTCCTGCCAAGTATAGTTCCACAAAGTCTCCTGTAGTGTCACGACCTGTATTAACGTGTACGTATGGTGGTGTTGCTGTTGTAGCTAAATGTGCCAAACGCATGCTTTCTACTGTTCCTGAGCCGTAGTTTGTCTCTACTTTGAACCTAAATTCAAAGCTTTGTGGTACTTTTGCTGTTGCTACAACTCCAGAGCTGGTATCTCTCCAGTTAATGTCTAAGCGACTGCTGCCGGATCCTATATTTAAAGCATAGTAAAACCTATCGTGGTTGTATGTTGATTGTTTATCTAAATCGACTTCAGGTCCTCCGTACTCTCTTATACGAAGTATTGTTGATGGTATGCCATAGCAGTTTATTAACGCTCGAATACCTCTCTCAGTTCCTTTTGTTTTAAGTAAGTAAGGAAGGTTGTTTACAATACGCTTCCAAGTTTCTCTCGTTCTATCTTCTCCAGAAAGCTTTAGTGTGTTGTCGTAGCTTCCCGATGCATCTAATCCAAGCGTATACGACCACAAGTCTGTGAAGTTGTCTCCGTTACTAAAGTCAACTCCCAATCCTTGAGCTACGTGATATACAAGCTCTTTTGCAAAACCCTCCGTCAACTTCTCCTGTCTGTCGTATACTTTTGGTATTTGGTTTATGTACTCATATTGTACATCAAAGAAGTGACCTAACATGCTAATAAACGAATCAACTACTTGACTCTCTTGTTGTTGTATGTGCTCCGGTACTAATTTTCGTAGTGAGTATGAGTTGTTGTTATCGTATAAGCTTGCTGAGTCTAATATTCCGCTTAACCAGTTGGTTACTTGCGTTGTGTTTGATCCATAAAGTGTATGTGGCTTTACTGATGTGCTCTTTGGCCATGCTATATCTAAAAACTCACCAAAGCTATTTGATACATAGCTTGATGAATCCAGGTACATGTACTTTTCAAAGCCATCAAAAGCTCCTACAATATTGTCAATTTTATTTAGAGTCGTAGTTAACTGCGTTTGTACATAAAAACTCTCAGACGCTGTTGATGTTGCTAAGCTTGCTGATATTCCTTGGTAATTTTCAATTAGCTTTACTTTGTATTCGAAGTTTTTTATCCTCTCGTATACACTACCAAACTTAGCAAAGTTTTCAAATCTCCTATAATCAACATTTAACTCAATTCCTTCTACAAGAGATTGGCTAAACACGGTTTGTGTTAATTGTCTTGTATTGCTTGATAATATCTCGTCCCAGCTTTGGTATTCAGTATCTGTCGATAAAGTCTTTTTTCTAAGAACATCGAAGTTAGGACCTTTAATCTTGGTAAACTGTGCTACCTTTTTTGTCGGATATACAATTACATTTTCTGTGACTGGTGGGTTTAGCTCTTGCGAAATCCACAAAGAAGTACCAACTCCTACAGACAGTGGCAAAGCTTGTTGTAGCTTAAAGATTATGCTGTATGGGTAAGATTGTACAGTGTACTTGTCTTGTATATAGTCCGTTACTTCAATAGAAGTGGTGTTATTTGTAAACACGTACAAACTAGATAATACAGCCTGCTTATCTAGGCCAAAAAAGTCTTCTCCAAAAAATCTAAAAAGTGCTGCGTTGATTCCGTCTGCACTTGCGTTGCCTTCATCTGTTCCGTCTCCCTCTAATTGAGCTGGTATTACTCGTATCTCAAGTCTGTCTGCTGATATTTCTTGAGCTAAAACTTTTAGTGTTGATGCTGATCCTAAGTAATTTCTAAGTAATCTTGTTTGTACTCTAAAATCCCCTGATTCGTAGCCTGCTTTTACTAATTCCTTTTCTAAATCAATGATGACCTCAGTTCCATTGATCGTATACTCAGTTGCTGCTGTTATTGATTCGTAATAGAAATCTTGATCGTTGTATATGTCTAATTGAACACCGTCGTTGGGAAATGTGTATAGACCACCACGATAGTTTCCAAATGGCGGAGGTGTTGTTATTAAGGAGTTGCTAGCATAGCTTGGTTTTGTCATGGCACTATCTTCCATCAAGGTTCCGTCTGGCATATAGTGAAAGCCTTGTGGCGCAACTGCTTGTTTAGCTATAGTAGGTAGTAGACTAGATACATTATTGACAGCAGCAGTTGCCATTGCTGGCTTAGCTTCTGTAGAGTTTTCTATGTTGTAGGATCCGTATGCCACTTGTTTAATATAAATACACTACTTTTTTGTTTTCAGCTTAGCCTATACCGTTTTGTAGCTGTTGTGTCAAAGATGCGTCTGCTGGCTCTTGTGGGTTTGTATCTGCTGGTGGTTCGATCCTTGTGATTGCCACAGGTGTTGCAAGACTCTCTCGTGTTGGTTGAATATACACAAAATTTTGCCAATCTTCCCCACCAGAGACAAGTCTATCTAATTCTTTCATCTGCGGTCCTGATATTACTGCTCTCAGTTCTGACCAAACATGACGAGGTGGTACAAAGAAGTTTGGATATTGTGTTGTTCTTTTAAAAGTTGTGTCGTATAAGCACAACTTAACATGCGCTAATCCTGTTCTAGGGTTGCCTGATCTGTAGAACTTTAACTTGTCCGTTAAGTGCTCTGCTTGAATTTCCTGAGAGTCGTATCTGTTAATACCAGAATCTGCTTCCTGTCCCCAAGCAATTGAACTATGGTTAAAGTTTGCAGTTACGTTTATTGTTCGAGTTCGTCTTGGTACAGTAAAGGTCTTGTTTATTGCAAAGAACGCAGCTGCTCCTGTATCTGATATTGGAAACCTGTTTTCTTTGAGTTTGTTAAAGTACTCTGCTGGATATGTTTGTTTCAGAAAGTCTTGGCTAAGCGTTGAACCTGGTCCATCTCCGTT